ATAATAAGTAATATTAAACATTTAATTGGAGAAAATTAAAAATGGCATTACCAAAATGGACAGACGAAAGAACACAACAATTAGTTGATTTCGTTGGAAGTGAGTCCCCAATCTCACAAGACACAGTTGCTTCAGCAGCTGATGAGTTAGAAACATCTGTTAGATCAGTAAGTTCAAAACTTAGAAAAATGGGTTTCGAGGTTGAATTAGCCTCAGCTTCACAAAGCAAGTCTTTTTCAGATGAGCAAGAGGCAACTCTTAGCACATTCGTACAAGACAACAGCGGTAGCTACACATATGCAGAAATCGCTGAAAACTTTGAAGGCGGAGCTTTTACAGCTAAGTCAATTCAAGGTAAAATCCTTTCTATGCAGTTAACAGAACATGTTAAACCTGCACCTAAAGTTGAGACTGTAAAGTCATACAACGAACAGGAAGAAGGACAATTCGTATCATTAGTTAATGATGGTGCGTATATTGAGGACATCGCTGAAGCTTTAGGCAGAAGTGTAAACTCAATTAGAGGAAAAGCTTTATCACTCTTAAGAGCTGGTGAAATCAATGCTATTCCTAAGCAGAAAGAAACCAAAGGTTCAAGCAAAGCTGATCCTTTAGCAGGTGTCGACATTGACGGCATGACTGTTGAAGAAATTGCTGATGAAATCGGCAAAACAGTAAGAGGCGTGAAAACAATGCTTACTAGAAGAGGTCTACAATGCTCAGACTATAATGGAGCTGCTAAAAAAGAAATAGGCTAATACCTATTCATTCCTAGGCGGGCTTCGGCTCGCCTTTTTTTCAACTATAAATTGTAAGTGGAGAGACAATTTGACCCTAGAAAGTGCATTACTAAAGCAAATACTTGCGAATGGCGATTTTGAGACTTGGAATGGTCTTAAAGAGCATTACTTTCCAGAAGGAGAGTATCGTAAGTTATGGCGTGTAGTAGATAAGCATGTACACAAATACAACGACTTACCTACATTTGAGGACTTAAAACTAGAAGTTCGTTCACGTGATTTGCAAGAAAAAATATATGCCATAGAAACAGTTGAAACAGATATCGAGTCCATAATCTTATTGGACTATCTGAAAAATCAATTCACACAATCCGAAATCCTATCAAAACTAGAAAACTACATAGACCATCAAGTTGCAATCTCTGACGCTAGAGAAAATATAGACTTGTTGCAAGAAATAGTCGTCCAAGTAGAAGATGCAGTAGATACAAACGATGAAGCAGACGACATGAATAGTGTAGAGTTGTTTGATAGCGATGAGGATTTAGCCAAGTTTTTACCGCTCGGTCTAAATCAAGAATATGACTTAGACTACAAATTCTCTCCCAAAGACTTGGTCGTTATAGGCGGACATCGTGGAGGAGGTAAGTCCTTTACATGTTGTAATATTGCTGCTGCCGCACAAGAAAGAGGCAAGTCAGCACTCTATTTTACTATCGAAATGGATACTAGACAAATGTTGCAGAGAATCTGTGGCATACAGACTGGTATTAATAGTGGTCGTATCAAAGCAAAAAATCTTAATCCTATGGAATGGGATAAAGTTGCTCAATGGTGGGCTGCTAGATTCAGTAATGGAACAGAAGCATATAATGAATGGCGAGATCATCAAGATTTCGACAAGTTTCACTATCAACTTAGTAGAAACAAATTAGCTGATGCTCCACAAATAGATATACATTACGACCCTTCTCTTACTCTAGCAAAAATTATCAGCGTAGTAAGACAAAAACAAGCCCAGTTACCAAACTTGGGTATTGTAATAGTAGACTATCTAAACCAAGTTAAACGCCATAACGCACCTAGTCGTCAAGGTCAATATGATTGGACCGAGCAAATCGAGATCTCAAAAGGTCTCAAATCTCTCGCACAAGAGAGTAAAGTTCTAGTTCTCTCCGCTTTCCAGACTAATGAGAAAGGAGAGGCAAGATTCTCAAAAGGAATCTTGGATGCTGTTGATGCTGCTTACAGTATTCAGCATTGGGGAGACTCAGAGCCTTGTATTAAGTTTAAGTGTGACAAGATGAGAAGTGGTTCTATTGAGCCATTTACATCTGAAATGAACTGGGAGACACTAAAGATCGGGCCTCACACAGCCTTAGACCCAGATGAAAAAGCAGAATTAAAAGAAACAATGACAACAGGAGAGGACACCTACGATTTATGATATTATACACCGAACAACAACTAGAAGAAGCATGGCATTGTCATTGTGCAGAAATTGCATATAGTAATCAAGAAACTACAGTATTTGTACCCTTTCCAACCTTAGAAGAGTTTAGACCAATTTATGAAGAAACAATAGAGGACATTCATAATGGTTATACATGATAAACAGCTATGCTACATACATATACCCAAATGCGGAGGCATCTCTGTTACTCGTGCATGGTTAGCTCAACAAGATAAGAATTTTTTATTTCAACACAGAAATTGGCAGGGCGGACTTCATGCAGATTTTATTAGAGAAGGAATAAATAAAGCAACAAACGGAACAGTATTTAATAATATACATGCAACTTACGATCAATTGGCACTACAATATCCAAACTATGAATACTACACCGTAATTAGAAACCCACTAACTAGATGGGAAAGTCTATATAAACATAACTGTGATGAAAATTTTATAGTAGACTGGGATATTATAACTTGGACAAGAAAAGCGATATCCTCAATAGAGAATGGTGCATATTTTGGCACTATACAAAATTTAGATTTATTTGAAAAAAGTTTAGTTCGCATGGGAAGTTACCATGTGATGTATTTACCTGCATGGGTTTATTATAGAGAACCCGAAGTAAAAGTACACAAACTAGAAAATCAAACAATTTGGAAAGAATTGGGATTAATGAAAAATATTCATCATGCATCTCAAACACAACTAGCCCCTTATGATAGGGAGAAGGTAAAAGAAATGATATACAATTATTACAAAAAGGATTTTGAAAGATGGCAGATGACAGAGTAAGCAGAGAAACTGCAGAACTAGTACCTCTTGCAGGACATACTTGGTATGTAAGAAAGATAGGGTGGTTATTAGAGCAAGATAAAGTTAAAGAAAATATTATGAATGTTCCACCAAATGAACCACTTAGGGAAGCATTAAAGAAAGAAGGAGTACGTTCTCCTTTTCTTTGTATGCCTAACTGGTATCCAATAGCAGGTAGTCAAAGACTAAGAGTTCTTAGTGAGATACCTGAACTACATGAACAAGAAGTAAGAGTTTGTAAATTTGATAAAGAGTGGTGGCTGCATTATTATCTATGGGCAGATAAAGAGTTTAGAGATAAAGCAGTTGCTGTTTGGTTTCAAATGGCAGAATTAGTATGGAAGTCTATGTACTATGAAGACGACCCAAAATTTAGAGAGTACGAAAGAATCGGAGACACATTAAAGTGGAAACATCATGATAAAAGATAATAAAGGTTGGGCAACAAGTAAAGACTTTGAGGAAATGTTTAGAAAAGAGTATCAATTAATTCACAGCACAAAAGATGGCGTAGGCAGAATGATAGGCGAACAAATAGTTTATCACGTTTGGGACATACAAAATTTAACAGACGAGCATCCAGGAACAGATATGCTTGATTTTGGTTGTGGTAAGTGCTATGGTTATCTAAACAAAAGAATACATAAACTATGGAATTATAAAGATATACTTCTATATGATATAGGAATAGAAAAATATTCTAGAAAACCTGAACAATCAGAGTTTCAGTCAGTGATTTCTATAGATGTATTAGAACATATACCTGAAGAACAAATAGATGATATATTTAAGTATTGGTATCATAAAAATACAGAATTTGTATTTGCAACTGTAGCTGCGTACCCCGCACGAGCAGAGTTATCAGACGGAACAAATGCTCATGTAAATCAAAATGAGTGGCAACAAAAGATAAAGAAACATATAACTTGCCACTCAAAATTTGTTTACATGCCTACTAGACATCCTAAAGACTGGCAAACTTATGAATTTAAAAAATAGTTCTTGACAACAAGATAAAATTTTGTTATAATATATATAATTATGATAGCGGAAGAACTTTTACAGAACAAGAAAATTAAATATCGCATTAGTGGACAAGATGCTGTAATCTCGTGTCTGAATCCAGAGCATGATGATAGCAACCCAAGTATGAGAGTAGATAAAGTAACGGGTATATTCAATTGTTTTTCTTGTGGCTATAAAGGCAATCTGTTTACATACTTCGGCGCACCTGCTTCTCCACTAGAAGTTCGTACGCATAGAATTAGAGAAAAAATTAATAAAGTTAAAAGCGAAACTGTCGGTATCCAACTCCCAAAGGATAGAGTCCCTTGGAAAGGTGGTGGAATCAGAAATATATCTGAGGAGACTCTTGCAATATGGGGAGCGTTCACATGGAACGTACCCAATTTTGAGAATCGTATCATCTTTCCAATAAGGGATGTCCGAGGTAAGACAGTGGCTCTGATTGGTAGAAGTCTGGACGACTTTAATATGAATAAATATTTCATATATCCGAATGGTGCAGAGATGCCGTTCTGTCCAGCAAAAGTAAAACCAGTACAGAATAGAGTTATATTGGTAGAGGGCATCTTTGATGCTCTTAACCTTTGGGACAAAGGTCTCAAAAATACAGTGTGCTGTTTCGGTACACAACAAGTGAATTGGGTCAAACTAAGTCTATTGAAACTTCAAGGAGTTTCAGGAGTAGATATTATGTTTGATGGGGATGAGGCGGGTATAAAAGCAGGTGAAATGGCAAAAGGGTTAGCAGAACAACTAGAAATGTCTGCAAGAGTAGTAAAACTAAGAGATAACATAGACCCAGGCAATCTCACAAAACCAGAAATAGAAAGATTAAAGGAAAAGTTATATGGCTAAAATAGCAATAGTAGAAAAAACAATGTCAAGTACTAACTATGATAAGTACTTTGACTTCGAGCATGATAGGTACGCACTATGTAGTGATAGTTCAAAACAGAAAATTTTGAAAAGAGATGTTGATATAGAAATCGATATTGACTCGTACGATTGGCTCATTCTTGTAGGTTCAGAGCCTTTCAAAATGTACACTAGAAAGACATCAATAACAGAGTACAATGGAAAAATTGTTGATGATAAGTTTTTAGCATTGATTAACCCCGCAATGATAAAGTTTCGACCAGAAGCAAAGAAGTCATTCGAGGAAGCAATTGAGAGTATATCGGGGTATATAAGCGGAGAACTTAAACAAAAATCGCTAGGCGAAGATAAATGTTTTGGTATACAAGATACAGAAGAACTACATAAGTATTTACAAGAAGCGCTAGACCATCCCAATGATTTTATCGGACTTGACTCCGAAACTTCATCATTATATTGTAGAGATGGGTATATGCTAGGCTTTTCTATGTCTTACAAAAGAGAACATGGTGTATATGTAGATTGTGAGTGTATAGACGATAAAGCAGAAAAGATGATGCAAGAACTGTTCAATAAGAAACGAGTCGTATTTCACAATAGTAAGTTTGATTTACAATGGTTTGAGTATCATTTCAACTTTGAGTTTCCACACTTCGAAGATACTATGCTTATGCACTATATGTTTGATGAGAACCCAGGTACGCATGGTCTAAAACAACTTGCTATCAAGCACACAGAATATGGCGACTATGAAGCAGAACTTGACAATTGGATTCAAGAGTACAAGAAAAGAACAGGAGTACTCAAATCAGACTTTAGTTATGACTTAGTTCCATTTGAAACAATGAAATACTATGCCGCAATGGATGCCATAGTAACATTTATATTGTTTGAGAAATTTGAGAAGGCAATATTGAAAAATGAGAAACTATATTGGGTATATAAGAATATTCTTATAGAAGGAGTAAGATTCCTAAAAGATGTAGAATCTAACGGCGTACCTTTTGACCTTGCTCGACTAGAGTTTGGTCAGAAAAGAATGGGCGAAGATATACAGAAAGCAGTAGATGCCCTACAAGAGTTTCCTGAAGTAAAAGCATTTATCAAAGCCAAGGGTGGATTTAATCCTAACTCAACTCTACAGCTTAGAAGTTTATTATTTGATTATATAGGCTTAGCCCCAACGGGTAAGAAAACGGGTACAGGTGCTGACAGTACTGATGCAGAAGTATTGGGTATGTTGGCAGAAGAACATGAAGTACCTAAACATATTCTTGAAATACGACAGAAAGTAAAAATCAAGAATACATATCTTGATAAAATTATTCCTAACCTCGATAGAGATGGAAGACTAAGAACAAACTTCAATCTTCACGGTACAACTAGTGGTAGATTGAGCAGTAGTGGTAAACTAAATATGCAACAGCTTCCTAGAGATAATCCCACAGTTAAGGGGTGTATCAAGGCAAAAGCAGGGCATAAAATAGTTGCCATGGACTTAACAACTGCAGAAGTATATTGTGCAGCTGTACTTGCAAAAGACAAAGGATTACAAGAAGTATTTAAGTCTGGAGGAAACTTCCATAGTACGATTGCGAAACAAGTGTTTCGACTTCCGTGTGAAGTTGATGAAGTCGCAGAACTCTACGGAGACAAAAGACAACAAGCAAAAGCTGTTACATTCGGTATTATGTATGGAGCAGGGCCGAAAAAGATTAGTGAACAAGTTACTAAAGATAGTGGCAGTGAGTTTACTATGCAGGAAGCTCAACATGTTATCAAAGATTATTTTGAAGCGTTTCCTAATTTACGAAGATGGTTGAATGATATGCAGAAGTTTATTCAAGCCAATGGTTTCATTTATTCACACTTCGGAAGAAAGAGAAGATTACCCAATGTATTTTCGCAAGATAAGGGAATCGCTGCTCACGAAGTAAGGTCAGGAGTTAATGCACTTGTCCAGTCTGTATCATCCGACATCAATCTGCTTGGTGCAATCGATACACAAAAATATATTCGCAAGACTGGTATGAAAGCAAAGATATTTGCCTTAGTGCATGACTCCATTTTAGCAGAAGTGCCCGAAGATGAGGTAGAACTATATAGTCAGAAACTGAAAGAGTTTATTCAAAAAGATAGAGGACTGTCAATACCTGG